GTAAGCGTCCATGTCCCCGATGCCTTCGTCCCGAGCGCGGCGACCTTCCGTTGGAGGTTCGTCGTGCCGGTCGTGAACCCCGCACCGGACGCGGTTGTCGCACCTGCGGCGATTGTCCACTCGGCCCAGGTGTAGTTGGCCTCGGTGCCCGCGAAGTCGGACTGGAACGAGACCGTCTGGTTGGAGCGTGACGGGTACGTCGCGTTCATGGCCTTGTAGAAGCGGTTGGTCGCAGCCTGAAGCTCTGTCTGCGTCGCCGCCTCTGCGGTATTGCTGTCACCGACGCCGGTGAAGGCGTTCGCGTTCGACCACGGGTTCGTCGCCGTCTGGTTCGTCAAGACGGTCGCGATCATGGTCATGTCTTGGAGGCGCTGGATCCCTTCGTTGAGCAGAAGGTTGCCGGCGATCTCCTTGACCTCCTCCGCTTCGCCGATCACCTGACGGAGCAGGAGCGAGCCAACATCCACGCCCTTCGGAAGCCAGAGCTTCTTGCGGGTGAACTCGCAAGCCTCCTCGCTCCACTTCTCGCAGATCCAGTGGGTGGTTCCGTTACGCACTGGCATCACCCCCGGACGCTGCATCGTCGGTCTGGATGTTCTGGATGGCCTCCGCGAACACCGCCAGCTCTTGCGGCACTTCCTTGCCCTCCGCTTCGTACTGCGCGACGAGCTGCTTGGCCTGCTGAGCGAGGCTGTACACGGTCGGCTGTCCCGGATCGACAGGGATGTGCGCAGGATGAAGCGGTGCATCTGCGTCATCGCTGATCGACCCCCACTCGACCATATGGTCGATCATGTCCTGAGCGGACGTGATGTTCTCGTTCTCTGGCATTGCCGCCGCCGCCAGTTCCACCGACTCGTCGAAGTCCGAGCGGGGGATTGATTGCCCTGGGGCGTACGACCTCCCATTCCCATCGAGGAATGGGAGGTTCACGTACGTCAGGGCCTTGTACTCTTCCTTGGCCATATCAACCCTCGATGATCGCGGTCAGGCCCGCCTCGACGCCCTTCCGAGGCTCGCCGTCGGTGGCGATGTTCTCGGCTTGAAGCAGCCGGTGCGCGAGATCCTTGTCGGTTCCCGCCAACCCGACGGTTTCGTTGACCGTCAGATTGTTCTCCTTGATGTACTCTGCCAGCTCGTACTCACCCAACGAGCTGACGTCGCCGCCTTCACCGGGCGAGAGCGGCTGGTCAGGGTTTGCGCCTGCCTCGATGCGCTCGCGCTCCTCGGTCGTGTAGAACGAGTGCGCCTTCTCGCCCTTCATCTGGGCGATGAGACCGATCTGGTCGAGGGTGACCGTCTCACCGGCCAACGCCTCGCGAGGCTCCACGACCTTCATGCCGGCGGGATCCTCGACCTGGACTGTGTAGAGAAAGCGCAGAGCGCGGACAACGCGGTCGTCGCCCTGGTCTGCGTACTCCTCTGGCGATTCGTACCCCTCCGTTTCGGTGGCGGTGGGGTCAACTCCGTGTAGCTCTGCCATTGTCCCCTCCTTACCCGGCGAGGTTGGTGAACTTCAGGATGGCGAAGCGGTTGTCGCAGAACATCAGCGGGCGGACGCTGCTCTGCGTCCAGTACCGCTCGGTCTCCTGCTCGTACCACTGCGTCGTGTTCAGCGGCTGCTCCGTTCGCATCTGACCGCTCTGTCCGGACTGGACGACGTAGGCGTTGCCCGCCGGCATCCTGTTGGTCACGAAGATCGACAGGTTGAGTGATCCGAGCAGCGCATCGAGATCCGGCCCGTAGATCCGAGCCAGCTGGAGGTACTCCTGCGGATTCAGGATCCACAGGTCGTACACGATCCCCAACTCCTCGGTCTCGGCTTGCGCCTGAGCCCGGCTGAAGTCGTAGCCAGGCCACAGGTTGGAGTTCGACGCCGAAGCGCCCGCCGTGATGACGGTGCTCCAGTTGACTCCGGTGACCAGCCGGTTCGGTGAGGTCTGGACTGCCGCTTCCAGAACCTCGACGGCCCGCTGGTTGATCTTCCGGACGATGGTGTTCGCGAGCATCCGGACGTTCCGAGTGAAGACGGACACATCGTTGCGGTCGCGAGCTTCGACCGTCACGAAGAACTTGCCGCCCCACTTCTCGACCTCTGCGACCTTCGGCACCCTGCGGGAGCTGGTCACGAGCGGGAACTCGTCACCGGGCTGAACGCGCTGGATGTCGCGATCCGAGTACAGATCGTTGGCCTGGAGGTCGTCGTACACGACGGCACCGCCGCTGACGCCGCCCGACGAAGTGAACACCCGGTCTGCGAAGAACCGCTGAAGCGTGAGATCCATCAGCGTTCGGGTGATCCGCGTCGGACTGTTCAGAGCAATGTCCATCGTGATCGTCGTACCGCTCACCGTCGGAGGGCCGAGCGGGTGAGCGACAGGGTTGGGATACGTCTGGGCCTCGATGGCCTCGCGTGCCCGAGTGATCCCCGGCTGTCCGGCGACCCACTGGATGGGCTCGGCCAACGTGACTCTGCTTTTCATTATCCCTCCCCTCTTATGTCGTGAGCAGGGCGACTTCGCAGTCAGCCCCGTTCGCACAGTCGTCGCACGCGGTTCCGATCACGATGCCGGTGGAGAATGGCACCACGGTACCGTCCGCTGCGACCTGGACAGCCTGCCCAGCCGTGATCGCCGCCGAAGCGGTGATCGGAACGATCCCCGCGCGAGCGATGCCCACGAGCTTGTTGATCGTCGGCTGGTCGTACTTTGCGACGCCGAATACCATCTTGCCGGCACCGCCGTTTGCGCCTGCAGCCGAGGGATGCGCGACGCGGTAGGTTCCGCCACCACCAGTGGCGGTCGCGGTCAGGACGACGCCTTCTGCCTTCTCTCCTACCGGCTTGGCCGCCGAGATCTGGACGCAACGCTTGCCCGTGATCGCGGCGGTGGCCATGCCGGTGACGTCTTCGCCTGGTCGCTTGTAGGGGATAAGGTCGTTGGCCACGGCCTAACCCTCCTTGGCGTTGACAACGCGCCGACCGGAATCGGCCTGCGCACGGATGGTCTTGATCTCCGGGAACCATTCCTCGGGCAGACCCTGCCCTTGATCCCCGGCTGTCCCTTCGCCCTCGCCACCCGGCCCGCCAGAGCCGCGAGCATCGAGGGGCACGAGACCCTTCTCCAGACCGTCGATGACGGCCTTGTTCCCGTCGAAGTCCGCCGTGAGCGCCTTCGTCCAGTGCTCGCGGCGAGCAGGCGGGATCCGGCCATCGGCCACCGCCGCCTCGACGGTCTCCGAGACACGAGCGGTGATGCGCTCGGTCTCGTGGCTCTCTGCGAGGCTCGCGCCGCGCTTGAGCTGGTCGTACGTCGCGCGATCCAGAGTGACAGTCGCGCTGATTGCCGGCTCACCCGTCGGGGCGGGCTCACCGGGGTCGGGATCTCCAGGTGTCGGCGGATCACCAGGATCCGGCTCACCGGGCGGATCCTCGCCCACAGGCTTTGCCAACTCGACCTTGATCTGTTCCTCCGTGGCATCGTCGGCCAGACCGAGGCGCTTGGCGAGGCTCTGGCGAAGCTCCTCGTCCATCGTCTCTCCTTCGGTCGTGTCTGCTTTTGAAGCATGGATGACCATAGCGGGATCCGCCACCTTCATCCCGGCGAGCGCGGCTGACGCTGCGACCGCCTTATCGGCAAACTGCTCTACCACCGGAACAGGATCGCCGAACGTGACCTCATCGCCATCAACCGCAACTGAGACCCGGCTGATGTCGCCGCCGCCGTCATCCACGATGAGGGTGAAGCCGTTCTCCTCGACCCGCTCTCCACGGATCCATGAGAAGATATTGTCCTTTCCCGGCCCGTCATAGAACCGAGTCCGGATCTGCTTGACGTCGAGTGCTGCGTTTATCAAGACGCCTTCGGGCTGCTCCGCTCCGTACCAGAGCGGGAGGTCTTCCAGGACTGAACATCCTGGCCACGCGATCCCGAGAAGGGACACGTCGGTGATGACCATGTCGTACTTCTTGCCGGTCGCAGTCTCGACGCCGAGCACTGCGTCAACGGAGCGGCTGGGGTAAGCCACGGGCAAGACCTTGGCGAGCCACTCTGGTGTTCCGACGTAGTTCCCGATGATGGTCTGCTTGTTGTCACTCAGCCTCATCCCTTCCACTCGACCGAACGCTGGCTCGTCTTCTCCCAGGAACAGGTTGTTGGCCTCCGAGTGGTGGCCAAGCTTGATTCTGGGAGAGTTGATCGCGATGTCCTGGCCGCTCGCGGCCTGAACTGCGGAGGCAAGCTCGGTCTCGGTGAAGGTGTGAGGGCCGGTGCTCAGCTTGTACTCGATCCCGGTAGAGCAGATCGGCACGTTATCGAGACGCCATAGACCGTCATCGCTGGTGTATGGCGTTCCGATCCCGCCCGCCATCGAAGAAGCCCTGATGCTCTTGGGCCATCTCATTTCTTACCCTTCTTGGCGGTGGGCACCTTCTTCAGATTGGGGTTAGCCTTCTTGGCCTTCGCACTCGCGTTGCGAGTGCTCTTGGCGAGGATGGCCCCAGCCCGCTCTTTCGAGATGCCCTGCTTCTTGGCGATCTTCGACTGTACCGCCTTGAAGCCTGGATGAGCTTTGGCCATTACTTCTTCCCCTTCCTGGGCTTGTCCTCGTCCTCGTCCTGCGGACCCCCGCTGTGCCCGCTCGATTGTGGAGTAGCCACATCGGCGCGACCGGTCATGTCGCCGTAGTGGCCCTCGGCAGCCGCTTTCGCGTTGCGTTCCTCGTCCTCGATCAGGGTGACCTTGCCAGCGGCGCGCCACGCGGCGGCCTTCTCGTCGCTGACGTCGAGAACCTCACCTGGAGCAATGGCGCCTTCCTCGTCTTCGAGCGGCACCAGTCGGTCGAGGGCCTCGAGCAGCGTCACTTTGACCCCTAGCTGGTTGTACAGGGTTGCGAACTCGACGCCGACCGCTCCGGCATCAAGAGCACGATCGACGGGTTGCTGCAGCGCGGCGTGATCACCCCCGGCGTCAAGCAACATCTCGAAAAGCGACTTGGCCTGGCGTAACGGACTCCCGGCCTGATGCGGGCCTACTTGCAGGACAGTCGCAAGCCGCGCTACAGCCTGCTCCTCGCTCTGCCGCTCTTCGTCATCTATCAGGTGCTGGAGGCGCTCGAGCCCGTCACGCAGCGAGGCGGGCTGCGCAACGGCGCCGACGTCATCCTCGAGTCGTTGTTCTCCAGTATCGCCGGACCACGCGGGCCGATGATCTTCGCCGCGATCCTCGTCGGAGTCGGGCTGTGGCTCGTGATCCGGGATTACCGCCGCAGCGGCCGCTCGCTGCACTTCCCCGTGCTGCTCGTGATGCTGGGAGAGGCCGCCGTCCTGGCGCTCGGCTTCGGCATCATCGTCAGTACGATCACGTCGCAGCTGGTGCGGCCCACGGCGATGCTGCAGCAAAGCCTGGCCCAGATGCCCACTTCGACGAAGCTGATGTTGTCGCTCGGCGCGGGGCTGTACGAGGAGCTGTTGTTCCGCGTGCTGCTCGTCGGCTCGCTCGTGTGGGCGGGAAAGCGCCTGCTCGGGCTGCGACCGCTCGTGGCGGGGATCTGGGCCGCGCTGATCGGGGCGCTCGTCTTCTCCGCGTTTCATTACATCGGACCGTATGGCGACACGCTCAGCGCCTACTCGTTCGTGTTTCGGACGATCGCCGGCCTCGCATTCAGCGCCCTTTTTC